ACATTTGAAGTGATGCACAAGTTGGCATTGTCTGATGCTAATATTCGGGCATTTTACCGAATTATGAAAATTGTGACAAGCAAGTAAATACGGCTTTTTGCAAAAATAAAAACAGTTTTAAAACAATCCTTTTATAATAAAATGATTGTTTACGTTGGTTACTTTTTAATCGTTTTGTTTTTAGCAGCCATTTATAATCGTTCAAAGATTAAAAAGGTGTATTCACTTTATTCCATTTTTAAAAATACAGTTGATCCAGAAAATAAGAAAAATTGCTGCCAGATCACATACGATATCTGTAAAGTTTTTTATATGCTTTTTTTCCCATCAAAACCACCAGAGCGTTTCAATAAAAAACACGTAAAAGTGCCGTACAAATATAGGGAGAATGAATACGTTTATTTATTAAAAGTGCCACGAGGTGCTTTTCAAATTGATTCTATTACAGATGAAAATGGAAATGATGTAAAGGAAGATGTTGAGCCTTATTTGGGGCCAAATTTTGACTGTCACGGCGCCGACGTCTTTCCAAGAGATTTTGGTTTAAAAAAATTAATTATTAAAGATTATAACGAGACCATTTCAACGTTTGAAGAGGATGAAAAAATTGTTTTAAATAAAAATTAAAAACTGAATAAAGTAGTGAGTAAAATACATATAATTTCTGTATTAAAATTATATGTAGTACGATTATAAAAATCTTAAAAATTTGAAAACATGCTGATATTATGATCGGCGCTATACCAATCAAACAATTCTTTTTTTTTATTATACAGATATGTCCATATATTAACTTCCCATGTCATGAAATCTAAATTTTCTAAAACAGATAACACATCTTTTGAAAATAAACGCAGTGATTCTTTTTCACCACAAAACAATCCGCCACAAAATGCCCAGCAAGGATAATCTTTGTATGATAAAAAAGACGTATTTTGCAATCTTAAAGGATCAAAGCATCCAGGAAGTCGAATGCGTTTTTCATTATAATTTGAAATGGCATACAGTGATTCTTTGAAAGACTCCTTTTCAATTGGAGTGTCTTTAATGATATGCATCACTCCAATATCAATCCATGCAAAATGTGTTGACTGATATGGATTAATGTCAATTGCTTTTTCAACAAGATAAGTTTTACTTATAGTTATACATAAATAATTATATGTATCTTTTTCTTTATTTCGTCCCATGGGAAGACTTAATTCTGGGCTAGTTAAATGGTATACAGGAAGAGTTTTTATATCTATGGTATGAAATATAATATTTGGCATTGATTTAAACTCTTCTGGAATTAATTTCAATGATTCTGCATCTATAAAAACGACAAAAGAATGAGGAAATGAGAGTAATTCTAGGCCTTTTTTAATGTAAAAAACTGTATTTTTATGATTTGGTCTATTTTCAATGTTATTTAAATCTAAAAAAGCCGTCACAAATGTAACTGGCATATTTTAATTATATTATTTATTGAATAATATAGCTTATTAAATAGAAAATAATTAAATTAAAATTTGGATTTTTCCAACTCTTTTTTCAAGCGTCGAATCATCCGTTTTCGTTCTCGTTGCATCTTTTTACGCGCCTTCCAATCTGTAATATGATAAAATGTTTTTTGGCGTAATATTTTAATCCTTTCTTCTGGCGTCTGTATTGATATTTTTTTAAAAATTGTATCAAGATTATAAAGTGTATCAACATCATTAGTTGTATTCATTTTTATCTGTATATAAAATCAGCGTTTTAAATCTCCAAAGGTGTAAATATAAAAATGATTATTTCATTTTATTTATAATGAAATAATAAAGAGAAGGATGCTAGCTTTTTTACAAAATTCTGTTACAAATCATACTAGTTACGTAAAAATAAGCGATGATACATCTTTAAAGCATTTTTATGTAATTCAATTTGAAGGCTTAAAAGGTCGTTCATCGGATATAGCCATTCAGTTGCAACAGATTGCAGAATTTAACTATAAGCATACAAATATATCTACAAGTTTATCAAAAGATGGAGAATACAGAAAAATAAACGGCGTTATTTTAAAAATAAAAAAAATGTTTGAAACAGATAAACTTGCTCTCCAGAATGACGTATTTTTATCTGGATACAGTTTAGAAGAGGCCGTTATAAAAAACGCAACAAACTGGGATGATATAGATGAAAAAGAAACAGGTAAAGAAAAACAAGAACGAAAAAGAGACAAAAAAGGTAAAGAAAAAGCTAAAGAAATGGAGAAAGAAATGGAGAAAGAAATGGAGAAAGAAATTGAATTTCAAAAAGAAACAAAAGTTTTTTGCCATATCTTTTCAATCATTGGCGTGGGCAAAATACACATCTATGAAAATGAAATACTATTATTTTTAAATTCTGTAGATGATATAACACGATATTTTAGCTTGCTAATGCATTATATTTATCCAAACACTTCTTATGTTCTTACAAAAGAAGAAGAACGTTTTATTAAAAATAATACAATGGTTCAAGAAATGAAACATACAACAAAATTGTTTAATTATTCATACGCAACTGATCGTACAGTAGAACGTTCTTATCTTATTTTGGATTATTTGCAAACTCTTCCTTGTTTGTACTTTTCATTGTATGGAAGCATTTATATATTAGACATCTATGATAATCTTAAAAAAGTAGGAAACTTGACTGAAAGTGCAGAAGCTGACCCCATTATCGACCAAGGATTTTATAATATATACACCAATGCATTTACCTCCATTGAAGATGTGAAAAATCAAAATACACAGTTTTTATTACCAAAAACAAGTGCATTAGTATCCAAAAACAAGGAGGGTGAAATTAGTATTTATACGCCTGTTGGAAATATTTACATTGATGAAATTATCGATGACATCTTTATAAGACAGTCTTATCGACCTTCTCGTAAACTAACAACTCCACTATTTTCAAGGGTTGCAATGGATGCTAGACGGATTACAGATACAAAAAAGGTGATAAGAACATTAATGGCGCAAAAAGACGTTCGTCGATTTTGCAAGGATCTTGACATTGATTATCTTTTAAATATGCCTGCAACAAAACAAAAAATGATTCTACAGGAATGTAAAAAGATAAAGGACAGTTATCTTGCAACTTTTTTTGCAAAAATGATCTCGATGCCTTCTCAGTATGATGAAAATAATCCTATTATTATCGAATTAACGGATGAAAGTGGAGGCGTAGCCGGCCCTATAGTGAAAGACAAAAAACTTGCGTTGGAAGAAAATCTTGAAAAGGAAAAGGCCAAAATCGATGTTTTTCACAACGATCGAAAAGATATGAGAAAATTTAATTTTTATTCATCCGTTACAAAGATATTGGATCAGTTAAAAGTGTATGCTCGTGAAGTTGAAAAACGTGTTCACAAAGCAGGATCAATCACAAATGCATGGATGAAATGTTGGGAAATGATTCACACATTTAACCTTGTTCCTGTAGACCATCCTGAAACATTTACAATTTTTTGCAATGCAGAATTTCCGGGTGCATTTATCCTGGCGTTAAACCATTATATTAAGACTCAGACAAACACTAAAAAATACGAATGGTATGCAAATAGTTTATGGCCGGGCGATGGAAAAAAGGAGACTTTAAAAGATTCATTTAAATTATATGATAAATACCCCAATCGTTGGTTGATGAATGAAGAAAATAAAGGAAGTGTACTTGATCCAAAAATGATAAAGATTATAGAAGACCGATTGGCTGATAAGGTCGATTTATATACCAGCGATATTGGCATTGGCGCAGAATTTAATGAAGAAGAAGCCGAAGCGCCTCTTAATCTTGGGCAAGTAATTTGCGGATTGAAAACATTAAAAGAGGGGGGAACAATGGTATGTAAAATGTTTTTATTTTTCAAGCCATTTAATATGTCTTTATTACGTCTTTTGTGTAATGTGTTTAAACATTTTTATGTGACAAAGCCAATGGCAAGTCGTGGGGGCAATTCGGAGATTTATATTATTGGAAAAGGATACAAAAAAGACCAGGATGTCATTGATACTCTAATGCAGTCATTAAAGACATGGAACAAGACATCAGTAAACACTTATATTACTCCAATTACAGAGGATTTTTATGTAAAACTTGTGTATGCGCTGTATTATATTTATGGAAGACAATTAGTGTTTTTGAAAAAAAATATGGACATTGTTAAGGCAACATACACCTATTTTAATGAAAGAGAGCCAAAGTACATTAATCCGCTTGATATTGAAAAAACAACTGAAGGTGAAGAGTTTAAATTTCGGAAACAGCTTGTGGAAATCTGGAAAAATAAATTTCCAGTTCCGCCATTATCAAAAGCAGATGATTTGTAACGATTTTTTTTTAAATTTAGTATGAAAATTTTATATATCAGTATATAAAATGATCAAAACGCCAGAAGTAAATCGTCAGCATGTTCGAAAACATGCCGATCGTCATATTCGTTTCAGGTTTAATATGCGTGATATAGAAATGATGGGATATGCTATTCAGCGACTCAACGATATGGCTGGAACAAATTATACAGTGGAAGATCTTGCAAAATACGAAGATATATTTTATATTATTCACGAAATACAAAAAGGGCATAATTTACCCAACATTGGTTTAGAAGAACAACTTGGAACATTTTTTGGGTATTACGGAAGAGATGCAATGAGCGGCGAAATGGAATACGTATACATTTTTGCGTTTATTTTAGGGGCCAAGGATTTTATTGGAAGACATAAATGTGTGTATAGTACAGACAGTGGTTTTACTGAATCTCATTATGTAAATGGAAAAAAAGTGGAGATTGCATTGACGTCATATCAGCTTTTAAGATATTTGGTAGAATACGCAAATAGAAATCGAACAATGGATGTTCCATATGTATCAGATCCTTATCCTGATTACGAAAAACATCCTTATGTTGATGCAAATGTATGCAGAGAAGGGCCATGTGGTGATATCGGAGACTGTAAAACCTTTCATGCGTACTGTGATGATAATAAAACAGAATTAGGAAAAAATCCGTGTTGTAAAGATCCGGCACGTCGAGAAAAATGTTTACTGACATCTGTTCCGTCGATCGTAGAAGAGTATACGTCACCTACCTCGCAAAAATCGGGGCGTTATCATCTGTATAAACAATTGATTTGTGCAGGCGTTGCGGCATTATTATTTATTATTTTATCAAGCCAGCAATTAAAAAAAATGACGGCAAATTTATTTGGTTGTAATGATGATATGTGTAATGTTATTCACGGTGTTGTATTTTTTGCATTGTTTTTTTGTATTTACCGATACTTATTGTGCGTAAAGGAAAATAGTATTAGTTCATATTTTAACAATGAAGGATATGGAAATGGGTATACTGTAAGTAACACTGGATTAGCTTGCCTTGATCACACGGATTGTAAAGGTGGCCGGTGCAATTTTATGGATAAAGGAAAAGGTAAATATGGTATATGCGAGTAGTAAAGTTTAAATTTAATAAAATCGATTTTTTATTTTATTATTTAAAAAGAAACAACCTTTATAAAAGACAAGCAAGATGAGTTTCGACAACACCCAAATTACTTCGGCCTATGGCTACAACACCTCCAATATTGTTTACGGAAAGCCCCGCGATGGAAACATTCCAGGCAGCTCGGTGACATTTAAGCGTATTCAAATGGGAACCCGCAATCCTGACGGAACGTTGGGAGAATTGATTTTATCCACTTCTCGTCTCTTTTCTTTTGGTCTGTCTCCCAGTGTCAATATGACAACGGGCAAGACTGATGGATACACGTTGGCGATGTGCTTGACGAATATGGACGCGCCCACGCAAGAAGAGAAGGCCTTTCTGGATACATTTAACAAGATTTGTGACCACGCGGTCGACTACATTCTCCAGCATCGCGATGATGTTGGCAAATACGAGCTTGAGAAGGCTGATTTAAAGAAGTTTAACCCCGTTTACATCAAGCGTGAAAAGGGCAAGATTGTGGAAGGTTCCAGTCCAATGCTTTATGCCAAGGTTTTGCAAAACAAAAAGATGCAAACCATTACAAGCTTGTTTTACGACAAGTACGGTCGTGACATTGACCCGATGACATTGATGAATAAGCAATGCTTTGTAAAGGCAGCAATCAAGATTGAGGGCATCTTTATTGGCAGCAAGGTAAGCCTCCAAGTCAAGCTTCACGAGGCAGAGGTTGAAATGCGCGAATCGGGTGTCAAGCGTCTCTTGCGTCCTAGCGCGGCTGACGCCCCTGCGCCTCCTGTTCAATCATTTGCTTCTGCCGCGCACTCTGAAAGCAAAGAGGAGGAAGACGGAGACGCAGATGTAGACGATGACAAGGGGTCGTTGAAAGGAGATGACGATGGAGATGACGCGGAAGCAGCCCCCTCTCCTGCTGAGAGGGCCCCTTCTCCCCCTCCTGCACCGGCCAAGGCACCTGTCCGACGCATTGGCAAAACGAGCAAGTAAGAGTAAGCGTGTATGAGAGAGTATATAAAAATTTATACGATGGGTTACCCATCTTATAAAATCGATTATTTCATCTTGAAAATAGGTATGGAAAAAGCACCCAGAAAGATGTCTAGCGCTACTGTGTCTTGTCACGTTATCCGTGGTCGTGTGGAGGAGGACGGAAAAAGAACCAGCATTGCACTTTTTCAGGTAGAGGTTGCAAACACGCCCCCCACCAAAAAGCTTATTCCGGCTTCTATGGACATGACGGGTATCAAAGTGGTCAACATTGTGGCGCACCCATCCAATGTGTCAGACGTTCGCATTTCGCTGACGGATCCCACAACGCCTACTCCAAACGACCACGGACTCCAGTTTTGCCTTTACTACAATTCGGACAACTTTGCGAGATCCAATCCAAACATTCTTACATCAAACGATACGGGGAGCGTGGCGCCCGTGCAATCGCCATTTATCTTGGCCGGACTTATTCCACCTGAGCCAAAAGAGGACGAACTGACGGTTGTATTCATCAACCAGCTACCAAGCGCGTACAGTGCAAAAGACCGGCCTGAAATTCAGACGGTTGTAATGAACGACGAGTTTGCAAAGTTTCAATCCAAACGATCGACCTTGCATGTTGTTCTTTACATCTCGCCGGCAGTCCACGCGGTGTATACATCTCTTGTCAAGGATTTTGATACCTATTGGAAAAAGGTGGTTGTCATGGAAAGCTTTTTTTACTTTACAAACGATTGCTGTGGCAAAAAGCTGATTGATACCGTCCAGCCTGTACATTATTCGCTTACCGCAAATACGTCGTTCAAGCACACTTTTATCTTTTTGTCACCACGACATGCTCATCAATTTGATCAAATCAAACGACGGAAATGGGACGGCGACTATTGCGAAAAAATCGACTTTGTTTCAACAAAAGAAAAAGCTTTCAATACCGTTGCGGTGTGTGTCGACGATTCAGTTGATACCCCGTTTAAAACGGTAATGCTGACAAACGCATTGGGTGAACAGACTGCGGTAAGCGCGGTTGACATTGAGTTGGTACACCCAGTGGGCGATATGATTGACCTTATTGTGTTGAACGACAAAAAGGACACTTTAAAGACACGTCAAGAAAAACACGCGTTTGTGACCGAAAACATGCCTTTTATCCTTTCAATGAAAATGAAAGGCATTCTTGCACCCTATTTTTCGTTGAAATACGACACCGAAAGTGTCGAGCAATTGTTCGAACATTTGTGCTTGGTCGTTTGCCCGTCTTTTTACGATTGGCTGTCGGAATTTGACAATGCCGAGCACAAGGCAATGTTAAGACTGCTTACGGGTCAGAAACCGCCTGCTTTACCACCGCATCCACGATTTTTTGATAACCCCATAGGCCTTGTTAACACACCTTCTCTTGCACGGTGATTATTTTTATTATACGATGGGTTACCCATCTTATAATTATTTCACCACTTTTTTTTAATATAATAAATGAGCGGTTATGTAAAATTTGAAAATTACAATACGTCTAACGGCTGTAGACCTTTTTCTGTCAAAGGGGATAGTCGTGTAATGAACCCAATGATGCTTGGTATGAAATCGGTTGATCCTTATAGTATTCCTAATAATGGAATGAGAGTGTTACCGCCTGTAAAAACGTCTGCATTAAATTATGATAAATTAGGATCTGCGTATCCACAAGAACGCGTTTAATCTTGCTTACATATAATATCAATATAGAAATTATATGTAAAAAAACACCCACTAATGGTCATTTAGTTTTGATAAGTGTTTAAGCTTGTTTCAGACGGATACATGTTAATTTTGGGGCCATCAACGATTTTCAAATCGTTTCCATTAAACTTGACATCAGCTGGGATAAGTGTAACCGCTAATTGAACGTTGGGAGCAAGAGTAACTGGATTTCCTACTGAATCTTTGTTATTTAACAAGCCTAATAACACGTTTGTTTGTGTATTGACAGCAGCATTTTGAGGCAACAAGCCGGCATTGTTTAAACCATAATTGTAATTGGGGACATTTCCTTGGACGCCTATTCTAATTGCGTTGGAAATACCAAAATTTCCAGGCGTTGTGTTGCCATTTGTATTATTTAACGTGGAATAATAAGCAGACATCTTTTCTTTAAGATAATATTTTTATTTTTATTTTTATTTTACCGTTTTTTTTGTAAAAAAAGAGGTATCAAAAAACAAATTTTTCTTAAAAAAATGTGGCGTATTTTTGACAAAGTGGTTTTCGAAATCCACGAATTTCCTGTGCATACTGACAACATTCTTCGTCTGTTAATGTATCATCTGATAACTGTGTCGCAAGTCTTTCAAAAATGCCTCGAAATTCTTTAATACATTTGTCAAATTCTTGCTTGTATTCTCTTTTTTTATCAAGAGTAAGTCCTTCTTCAAGAAATCCCTCAATCATTAAACAATGTTTTTTAATACAGTCTTTACACTGTTTACCAGAGTGTGTCAGATGATCTTCTAATAAAATACAATTTTTAGCAGCCTCACGCAAGTTAAAACGCGGGTCCATAATTTTATATAAATTTTTACCTTTTCCACACGCATTCGTTACACCATCATCCTCAAATCCGCACGTGCCATTATCAGAATGATCATCGCTATAATTTTCAGTTACACGCGATGGCATTTTTTTTGATTTACTAGAAGGTACTTCATAAGAGTTTGTCTCAGGCAAGTCAATTGTGGTATAAGGCGTTGGCATTAGATCAACGTCTCGGCTTCCTTTAACAAATGAATCGTAGCGATATTGATAAATATCATTTTCTACAGGCAATCCATAGGAATAATTTTGTTGTTGTTTCATATTATTATCTTGTTCTACAAGAATAGAATGGACATCTTTCTCGTATGCAAGCGACGATGGTAAAAAATATTTTGCATTATTTAATATCGCCTTACTTGTTTTATATGATTTGTAAGACATCCTATATTTATTTTAAAAAAGATATTTCTATAAAATGAGTAATCGGCGTTTTATTGAAATATCTAGCGCGTACCGAAATCGTGCGCGCTATCCAAAACCGTCTCAATTTGAAGTACCTTTTAGCCCATCTCCTTTAAACAAACAAATCGAGCAGATAAAGGCCGTGTATAATGATAATCAACAAATTATAACAAAAAGCACCAGTGTTGTTGATCCAGTCTTAAAGGGTATTATTGAGTATATGTGGAGTGGTACAACAATTTTAAGTAATAATCTATACTTTAATGGCAGTGGAAGTGGTCTACTGGAATATACCAATTCTGTAATAATAGATCATACTAATCCTGTATACGATGGAAGTTTTGATTCAACGCTTATTGTTATACGTGATTCTAATAATAATAATCATGTTGCTGCTAAAACCACAGCTTCTTTTACCAAAATAGGCGATTACTTACAAATTGGACTTTCTGGCCCCCAAATACAATTAATAGATAATTATGATTCTTATCTCTATTACGCCTATCCATACTATGCCACCGTTTTACAAAACTCGACCGCGTCATCTGTATCTGTCTCTGGGTTATCATCTGTATACAAAACTGTTCTAGATTATTATGTTGGATATTTGTTAACCATATATACCCCAGTTGAATCAAGCTCGCTTATCATCGGTTATAATCCATCAACTTGCACTTTTACTCTTCAAACTGCATTAGCAGCCCCACCAACCGCTGGTAGTTATATTACGATAACAGACCCAAGTACAAATGCTGTTATCACCCTTCCCGGGGTGGATGCGTGTGGTAAATCCATTCTTGATTACACACAATCATATAATGGTTATTATATTGTCAATGAAACAAAGTCGTCTGGTGCAAATATCGTGTCAAGTAAAATTAAATCGTACAATTATGCTATTCGTGCAGCAACATTGGAGACACCATTTGCATCGTGGGCCATCTCAGACAAGTATTCGATTCGAAAGACATTGCCAAATGAATTTTTAACAACAACAACACTCCCTATTGTTACAGGAGAGGTAACCCATCACGTAAATCCAACGACACTTAGAGTAAAAACATCGCAAGATATATCAACCTTAAATTATAAAGGATTCAAGCTAATAATACCAAATGCAACCCCTTCAATACATTTTATCACGTCTTTTACTTTTACGTCTGTCGCTAATGGTGTGTATACAGCAAAAATAAAAGTGTTTACAGAAATAACCCATCTTGCACCAACACTTACGCTAACATTTACAATTCATCCCATTTTTGATAAAATTGGAAATTTTCCTCAATTATCACTGGACACACCGGATTGCATTTTTCTTGGAAGCTTAGCCAACACAATGGATAATTACTATACAGGACAATATATGTACATTTATCCACCTGAAGTAACAAATAGCCAAACGACGCCTCTTACAAATATTCAAGGAAGTTGTTTTTATATCAGTGCCTACATTGGAAGCGGATACAATGCGTGTTTTATAAAAAGTGTCGATACACCATATGTAGATGGAAATACAGAATATTATCCAAGTTTTACAAACACAATGTTAACTACACCACCCACACCTGGCACTCTTATAAATATCGTCTCACTGGCCCGTGAAAATTATGTACCATTAATGTACAATGGAAGTACTGTCTCTCAAAATGAATACGTTGCATACGAATTATCTTTAGTGTCATTAAATATGCCAAACATTTCTCTTATTACAGGTTCTTCCATTGCATACTATCCGTATGTTTATGTCGAGTTTTCAGTTAAAAATAACCAAGCCCCTAATTTAATTTACAGCAACAATCCAAAGAGTGATAAGGCGGTTTTTCAGGTGGCAATACGGGACATTAAAGATAAAAATATAACACCATTTGTAAAGATGAATGGCCGGTCAATGACACAAACCATTAAATTTAAACCGAACGATTGCCTTGTATTTTCCGTATTTTTACCAAATGGAAAATTGTTTGAAACGGTTGCAAATGACTTTTATTGCCCATCTGGCACTAACCCGTTTGTACAGATTGACGCATTGGTTGGAATTGAACGAATCGCTTAAGGATAACGTGAGATTGTGGGTCTATAACTTTCTTCTATTTTATTAAAAAAGGGGTGATAAATTAATTTAATAGATTAAATTAATTAAAGAATAAATAAATGAGTAATCGTCGTTTTGTAGAGATCAGTAGTGCTAATCGTAATCGCAATCAATATCCACAGCCTGCTGAGTTTGAAGTACCTTTTGCGCCTCCACGTTCGTTAAATACAAACCAGCAAATAAAGGGTTATTATTATTCTCAAACTGGATACACGGGCCCAAATGGTCCTGTTGGCACTATTTATACACAAACAATGGATGTCGCTGACCCAGTCACAAACGGCATTGTTGAATATTTATGGCCCGCGACTGGATCAACTGGTGCAACTGGAATTTTTGTGACCGATACATCCTATATTGCAACAGGTCCGTCCAGTACTATTTATAATGTATATGTAAATGTCAGTGGGCCAACAGGCTTAACTTCTCCCTATAAAAATGTTATAGATTACTATGTGGGTTATCAACTGCAAGCACCAGACGCAAACAACGCAGCTATCATTCAAAGTTATACGCCAAGCAGTGGTTTGATGACATTACAGACACCTCTGATTACAACGCCGGTTTGGCCTAACCCCGTTTCTATCGTTGATCCAAGTCAACTTGATAATACAAATGGGTTTACAGGTCCACCATGGACGTTAACACTTCCAGGTGTGGATGCATGCGGTAAAAAGATAATGACGTATGACCAGGCTTATAATGGATATTATGTCATTGATGAAACCCTTTCACGATATAGAAATTCTCCAGTCTACTCAACCATTGTTTCATACGATTATACAACACGTAAGGCGACACTTGATCAAAACATACCTGGATGGACAATTACTAACCAGTATTCCATTCGAAAATCGTTGCCAAGTCAGTTTTTAAATGTGGGCTCGGCTGTGAGTCCTACATCCTTGCCTTTGCCAACACCTTATACTAATCAACCAAATTATCAGTTAAATACGTCAGGCTGTATCTTTCTTGGAAGTGGTGCAAATACGTCTGATAATTATTACAATGGTCAATATATTTATGTATACCCTCCTTTAGTCGCAAACAATCAAACTACACCTCTTACAAACATAGAAGGATCATGTTTTTATATTAATGCATACATTGGAAACGGTATCAATGCGTGTTTTGTTAATCCTGTAAATCCGCCAAATGTCATACGACCTACACAATATTACCCAAGTTATCAAAGTGAACCTACCAGTTATCCAACAAGTGGTAATTATATCAATATTGTTTCATTTTCAAACGATAATTATAACCCGCTGATGTATAATGGCAGCGTGGTTTCACAAAATGAAACAGTAGCCTATGAAATAAGTTTGGTGAATTTGACGCTTCCAAACATCACGCTTGTTACAGGCGCACGCATTGCATTTTATCCATATGTTTATGTAGAATTTACCAATGTAACGGCGGGCAGTTCATCCTCTAAAAATGTTATTTACAGTAATAATCCAAATAGCAATCGTGCCTTGTTTTTGGTACCCATTACAGATATCAACGACCCACTTCGATCACCTTTTATAAAGTTGGACGCGGGTTCAATGACACAAACGGTTAAATTCAAGCCAAATGATTGTTTGCGCTTTTCCGTATTTTTACCGGACGGAAGACTATATCAAACAATTACAAGTGATTACTACAGTCCATCTGGGGTAAATCCTTTTTGTCAAATTGATGCCCTATTTGGTATCAAACGGTTAACCGGTGTTTAAATGTTTGTGAAATTTTAATTGTTTTAATTTAATTTGCTTTAAATTAAAAATGTCAGCTATGGTTTTAATTGTTTGTCTTTTTGCAATGGCAATGCTAATATACCTTAATCAAAGTTCAATTATCGAACCATTTTATCGTACATTAAATATGACCTCTGGCGAATCACCTTACAAATGCGGATCATGTACAAAATATGGACCAACATTTGATTACAAATCTCAAAAAAGTGATAGGACATATGGTGTACCAAATGGGTGCCAAAAAATATTTTAGGTGCTTATGAACGTTCTTTCTGCATTTTCATTGCTTTTGATAAGATTGATCCCGTATTTTTACTTGCATTCATTTCAGCTTGTTTTGATCTTACTTCACGTTCTGAAAACTCAGAATTTACATTTTTGGGGACATGTGTATAAGTAGAGATAGACGTGGTTAATTCTTTTTCTTCTTTTTCATTTTCTTCGTCATTTTCATTTTCGTTGTCTTTTTCTTCTAATTCATCAACGTCTTGAAGATTTTCCAATCCCAGGTCTTCTATAGGAGTAAATGTGACTGTTTTTAAAGATGTTGATAATTTATTTTTTACAGTGGGCGGAGCTTTTCGATTTGTATCTTTACTTTGATTTTTTATAAATTCTTCTTTACGTTTCATATCTTTTAATTCAGATTGATGACGTTGTGATTCTTCTTGTTGGGCTTTTTGCTTTATATTTTGTTTTGTTTGTTTTGGCTGAATTGGTTTATTTTTGGGTTCGGGCTCATTTTCAGTTTCAGTTTCAGTTTCAGTTTCATATCTAATTTCATTTTCAGGCTCTGGAATAGGCTGTGGCTGTGTAAAATTATAGTTTTGCAAAACAGGTTGGCGATACTGCGCTTGAAGTGTAGTAAAAAAATCAAATGCATTTTGACCTTCATAAATGTCAAAATTACCAGTTTGATCATTTAAACGAATAAAACAAGGTAAATGATTAATTTTAATTTTTTCATCTGATAAAATCTGTTTGCGTATTAATTTATTATCAATACACGTAATTGTAAGTGACTCCAATAATTCAGGAGTTTGCTGTAGTTGTAGCATCAATTGTTTAGATGCTGGAGAAAATTTGCTATAAAGTAAGACATCCATTTTAAATTTAAAATGCATTTTAAATTTAAATTAAATATAAAATGGAATATGCAAAATGTATTGACCAAAACGATTTATTTAACGTTCTTAAAGATACTGTGATTAATTCAGAGACAGAATATAACGATCTCATTGATCCATCACAATATGTGGGGTGGGCAACTATAACAGAATGGTCTTCATTGCCTCGCCAGGTTTTTACAAAACGAACTATTAAAATCATTCAGCAAAAGGTCTATGAATATTTATACAAATCAATGCAAAAAAAGATTATGCCATCGGATAAAGTCGTTATAATTGCGTTATTTGGTGTTTATGAAAATCATATACCACGTACAGGAGATATTTATGGTAAATTTTTGGTAGTGGATGAGACACAACGAGATGATTATGGATATATCGTGGACAAAACAATTTCATTATTAATTGACGGCATTCAAACTGATATTGAAATGGCCGAAGCCAATAGTAAACTTAGTATTTGGAATAGTGTTTTGGGAGACTTTAATGAAAACGGATTAAGACAGTTTCCACCTATTAAATTAAGAAATAAAGGTCCAGATCGAATGTTATTTCATATGAAATACTAGCTGCTTTTTGCGAAAAAGTGGTATTGAAATACTAATTTTTTATTATATATAAATGTTAATGTTCTGTATTTTTCTTTTAATCCTGATTATTTGTTCAAACCCAACTATACAACAGGAATTGGCAAAAGCAGTTGGAAAAGACAAGCCAGATTGGTTATCCGGTTTAATGCTTGCCCTTATAGGCGGGATGGTGATACTGTTAATTTCCTATGTTAGAAAGCAAACAGTAAATGAACCATTCTTATTTAAAGTAAGCGATTTTAACCCACGTTGCAATGGTCTTTACATAGGCAAACCAACCACATTTCAATACGATAGAATTGGTTGCAATTATAATAGACCTGTGACTGAAAATAATCCAGATTTCATCGAGTCAAATTTAGAAAGTATACAACCATATTGCACTGAAGATAAAAATCCTCCACTTGGATATATTGTTGGCGATAAAAATAAAGATGTATTATATGATGGAGACCCAAAGCTTTTTCAAAATTACGGCGATACAAATTAAATTAATTTAAATTATAGTCATAATAATAAATGTCTACTTTATTATTATACAGTCCAAAAGATACACCTTATGGCAATCTATCTCCTTTAGCAGATAATATCGTATCCAAATCGTATGCATCTCTTATAAAAAGTAAATTGCTTTGCGAGAAGGTTGGCAAAATGCGATCAGATGAAGCAGTTAAAGAGGCATTAAAAATTTTTAAAGAAGTACAAGACGAACGTTTCAAAACATTTTTAAAAGAAGCTCTTAAAGTTAAATATAAGGAAGGAAGTCCTGCTTTAGATTCTTTATTAAAAATACGTGAAGATCGTATTATTTATGACTCTGAAAATCATTTACTTGGTATGAGCGATGGCGTCGGTGAAAATTTTATTGGAGAATGTTTATATGCTATTCGTAAAAATGAACGCGCACGCCTTGTTTTAAAGCAAAAACAAGAAAGACAAGATTATATAAATAAGGTATATTCAGTATATACACTCTTTAGAGATGAAATACAGTCTGGAAAAAATAATCTAAAATCGTATACAAATAAAAATAATATTGATGAAATTATTGAACAACGAATTTTAGAAAATTTACCTGTAACTATAGTTAATACAACTTTAAAAAATGCTATACCAGATTTTTTATTTAACTTTCCAGAAAGTATTCCTGCAATTTTGCAATGTTTATATCATACCAACTATAATGAAAAATGTAACACAATAAAGAAAGAAGAATTGCTTGCTTTTTATATAAATCAATTGTCCATAAAATGCAAGTTTAAAAAGCCAGAAATGAAACAACAATTGTTGGCAAAATTAGAAGCAAATGGACAAATTGACTCGCTTTTAGCACGTTTGCAAAAATACAAAGAGCTTGACTTGTTTCCAACATTTACATACAGTTGTAGCCCATTAAGAGAGGCCGATTTAAATATTGATTTATTTGAAATATATAAAGAGGAATTGAGAAAGGAAAAGGCTGCTATTGAAAATTATGAGCCATATCAACTTTACACGCCTCCTTATATGATGACGCCTAAATCAATTCAAAGTGATACAGAAAGTGGTAAGCCAAAA